ACCCGAACCATTGCAGAGTTTTACGCCTATCGTTGGTATGACAAGGCGGCGGAGGCTGGCCGGGACGAGCCGGTGAAGCAAGACGACCACGCTATGGACGCTATGCGTTACTTTGTAAGCACCGCTTTGGGGCGGATTGTAACAAGGAGGACTTGAATATGATACTTTACATGAACCGGCGGGATGTGCCGGAGGCGGAACAGGGCGTACTGCCGTCTGCTGTGATCGATTATGTGGTCGGTCGGGCAAACGAATATGAGCGGCGCTGCCGTGCCCTCTATGGCCGATATATTGGCGTGCCGCAAATCCACCGAGGAGAGGACGAGAACGATGTGCGGGCGGAGGCCAACTACGCCAAGTATATCGTGGATATTATTCGCGGTTACTTCCTAAGCGAGCCGGTCAAGTACGATTGCAACGACCGGGACAAGAAAGACGGCCAGGCGCAGCTTTCCCTGGTGTCTACGGTGGAGGCCAAGCTGGATCGGCAAAGCGGCAACCTGATCCGGCATAACGCTGTGGACGAAAACAAAGACGGCCTGTGCGATCTGTGCGGCAAGGAAATTGATATTTCTGCCGTTATGGCTGCCTATCACAGTCAGAATATTGCTACGATAGATCAGCGGATTGGCAAGGCCATGGGTATATACGGTGAAAGCTGCGAGCTGCTGTATGCCAGCACAGAGGAGCAGCCGCGCCCCCGGTCTGCGGTGTATGCGCCGGATCAAATTGTCCTGGTGCAGGATGACACGGTGGAGCATAAGGATCTGTTTGCCCTGTGGTTTGAGCAGCGGGAGCGCACAGATCGTAGCCGGTATTATGCGGTGACAGTTTATACCGCCACACAGTACCAGCAGTATGAAAGTGACGATCTGGACAAGGAAAACTATATTTACCACCCGGTGGGCGCGCCTGTGCCCCACTTCTTTGACGGTGTGCCGGTGGTGTGTTATGAGAACAACGAGGAGCGGCAGGGCGACTTTGAACAGGTGGCCAACTTGATTGACGCCAGAAACGAGCTGCTGTCTGATCGGCTTACAGATAAGCGTAAGTTTGTCAATTCCATCTTGGCAGCATTCGGCGCGGTTCTGCCCCAGGACACCATTGAGGCAGCCAAGCGAGACCGGCTCATTGACGGCATTCCCCAGGACGCCCGGTTGGAATACATACAAAAGACCTTTGACGAAAACTCCATGAAGGTGCTGGACGATACCTTGGTATCGGACATTCACAAGATGACCCTAACCCCGGATATGACAGACCAGGCCTTTGCCGGTAATGCCAGCGGCGTGGCGTTAAAGCTCAAGCTGCTTGCCCTGCACCTGCTGGTAAAAAGCAAGATGAGCGCCATGGAGGCGGGGCTGAAAAAGCGCTGGACCTTATACAACAACTGGCTGGCCCATAACGGTATAGACCCGGTGTCCGTAGATGATGTGGATATGGTGTTTACTGTGGCGCTGCCCATTGATGAGGCGCAGATTGTCTCTATGGTGTGCACCTTGAAGAATGCCGGGCTGGTGGACGATCAGACGCTGTTGTCCCTGCTATGGTTCGTTAAGGACCCGGCGGAAGCTGTGGAGAACATGAAACAGCAAAAGCAGGAGAACCAGCAGCAATATATGGACAGCTTTGCCCCAAAGACAGAGGACAAGGACGAGGACAAGACCGAGGACGAAGAGAAAGACACGGCAGGCCGGCAGAAAGACGAAGAAAAGGACGCTTAATCTATGAAGGCAGCAGAGTATTGGAAAAGGCGAACGGTTGACCTGGAGCACCTGCTGCAAGTGCGCACCACTGCCACCATGGTGGAAGTCAACCGTATGTATGCCCAGGGTGTGGATCAGATCAACGCACAAATTGAGCGTATTCTCCGCCGGTATGTAAAGAACGGCCAAATCAGCCAAGCCTATGCCTTGCAGCTGCTCAGCGCAGGACAAACCGCACAGGAGCGGGAGCGGCTGCTGGAACAGCTGCAGAAGACCAAGGAGCCACAGGCACGGCGGGAGTTGATCGCTATGCTGGACGCACCGGCCTATGCGGACCGTATCAGCCGTTTGCAGGCTTTACAGAACGCTATTCGTGCGGAAGCCATAGCCATGGGCGTGCGGGAGGAACGGCTGGCGAAAGCGCGACTGACAGATACACTCAAACAAGCATACTACCGCACTATATTTAACGACCAAAAGCGTAATGGTCTATATGACTTTCGCTTGATCAGTGACCGCCGTGTACAGGCCGCACTTACCCATAAGTGGAGCGGCAAAAACTATTCCGATCGTGTGTGGAAGAACAACGCCGCCTTTTGCAAGCGCTTGCAGCGCACGATTGAGGTGGGCTGCATGACGGGTATGACCCTGCACGATATGGAGGAGCGGTTGCTGGAGGACTGCATAGGTGCAGACAGCGACAGCGGGCAACGCTATTGTGCCAGCCGCCTGATCCGTACAGAGGTCAATCACTTCTCCAATCAGGGCTTTTTAGAGGGCTATAAAGCAGCGGGCATTATCCGGTATCGGTTTATGGCCACTCTGGATTTGCGCACCTCTGCCGTCTGCCGCCAGCTGGACGGCAAGACCTTTTTGGTGGAAGAGGCAAAAGCAGGCGAGAATCTGCCGCCTATGCACCCTTTTTGCCGTAGTATTACTGTGCCGGTGGTGAGTAACCGCCCCGGCACCCGCTGGGCCAGGGATCCGGTAACCGGCAAGTCCATGACCGTACCGGCAGATATGACCTACGCCCAGTGGTATGAGAAGTATGTGGAGAAGAGAGACCCGGGTTTGACAGAAGAGGAAGAATACGCAATCAACAGCTGGGTGTCCAGTGACTTTTACCCGATTAACGAGAAACTGCGGCAAGGTATAGAGTTGACAAACGAGGAGAAAAGGGCTATAACTAACTTAGACCGTGCACTTGAGAAATTCCCCAGGTATGCCGGATCGGTAAAACGCTCTTTGGTTATATCCGATCCAACGGAACTGCAAAGGTTTGTAAACACGCATACGGTCGGCAACACGGTTACTTACAACGAGTACATAGCTGCAACCTGCGGAAAGACCTATAACCCGGACGCAGAGGTGCAAATCTATATTCCGCAGTGTAAGAACGGACGAGATATTCGATCTTTTAATGCAGGTGAGCAAGAGATATTGTATGTGCGTGGTAGTAGCTTTGTTGTTGGTGAGTTGCTTCAAAACAACTCTGTTACAAAAATTATTCTGTATGAGAAATAGGGACTGAATTATGAAAAAAGAAAAGCTATTTACCGCTCCCAGATGGAATGATCCACCTGTAGCAAGAGTAACAGGGCACAGAGAAATCAGCGCAGAGGAAAGAAAAAGAGCGATACAAGATGTTATTGACAAATTTTACGATGGAAAGTGTCCAGAGGATTGGCTGGATGCGATAAAAAAATACCAATAACATGAAGAAAGCAGAGCTGCAATGCAGCCCTGCTCTTTTTATACCCATTTTCAGGCTATGCCTGTGGGAATATATCATTTAACGAACCGGCAGCGTACGGTTTGGGAAAGGAGTCAGCAATGACAAAACAGTATGCCGAGATGGAAAACAGCAGAGAACAGAGCCGGGTGTGCGCACGCCTGCCGCTGAACCTCCAGCTGTTTGCCGAAGACACCGGCGAAAATGGAGCAGACACCAACGCAGAGGGGGCAGCGGGCGATACCGGCGCCAACTCCGATGGGGGCAACGACACTCCAACATTTGACGACCTGCTGAAAGACAAGAAATTCCAAAGCGAGTTTGACAGCCGGGTCAGCAAGGCGCTTGCCACGGCCAGAGCCAAGTGGGAGGAAAGCGCCAAGGAACAGGCGGACGAAGCAAAGAAGCTGTCCAACATGAACAAGGAGGAGCGGGAGCGGTACAACCTGGACAAGGACCGCCAAGCCTTTGAGCAGGAAAAAGCGGCCTTTGCCAAAAAGCAGCTGGAAACAGCTGTGGCGGCAGAGCTGCTCCAGCGCAAGCTGCCTGCGCAGTTTGCGGCATTCTTGACCGGGAGTGACGCGGAAGCCTCTCAAAAGAATTTGGAAGCCTTTGACACCGCATTTCAAGAGGCAGTACAGGCCGCAACCACGGCCAACCTGCGGGGCAAGAACCCGCCCCCGGCAGGTAAGGGCGCAGCGGGCGACAATGTACCGCCCACAGACTTCCACGCCTATGAAGCGTGGAGAAAAAACAACGGCTAAGGAGGAATAAGAAATGCCGAACACGATTTTAACCCCCAATGTCATTGCCAATGAGGCACTGATGGTACTGAAAAACAACCTGGTGATGGCCAACCTGGTGCACCGGGACTATGAAAAAGAATTTGTTAAGGTTGGCGATACGGTAACCGCACGCCGTCCCAGCAAGTTTGCGGCCAAGAACTTTACCGGCGCAGTGGATCCCCAGGAGCTGAACGAAGGCGGCGTGCCTGTAAAGATGGATCGTCTGCGTGATGTGACCGTACAGATCACCTCTAAGGAGATGAGCCTGGACCTGCGGGACTTCTCTGCACAGGTGATTGAGCCGGCCATGCTGGCCATTGCCAACGCAGTGGACGCGGATGTGCTGGCCACCGCCGTAGAGGGCGCAGGTCGCACAGTGACCGCTTCCGGCGAGGACGCAGCAAAGTCCATTAAGGATATTGCCAAGGTGGGCAGCCTGCTGGACTTTGCCGGTGTGCCGGTACAGAACCGCCGCCTGGTGCTGAACCCCTCTCACAAGGTGCT